ATTATCTGGGTAGACAGTAATCCCACGCACGAATATTGGATGTATACCGAGATTCTACCCTCAAGAGATATAGATTTCATCACACTTACATACAAAGACAACGAAGGACTCTCTCAGTCAATCATTGATGCCATTGAAAGCAGAAGGAATAATAAGAATTGGTATGCGATTTATGGACTAGGACAGTTAGGAGAAGCAGAGGGTAGGATATTCAAGGATTGGGCCATCATCGATGAGATACCCCATGAAGCAAGGCTTGAAAGATTCGGACTGGACTTTGGTTACACCAACGACCCATCAGCCATTGTCGGGATCTACCGCTACAACGGAGGATTCATCCTGGACGAACAAACGTACCAGAAAGGACTGAGTAACAAACAGATAGCAGATATTCTTCTTAACCAGCCAACAAGAGCACTTACCATCGCAGACTCGGCAGAACCCAAGTCGATAGATGAGATTATGAGCTATGGAGTATCGATAATCGGCTCAAATAAAGGTCAAGGAAGCGTTTTACAGGGCATACAGTACGTCCAGGATCAGAGGATAAGCGTAACCAAGAGGAGCATAAACGTAATCAAAGAATACCGGAACTATCTCTGGTTGACGGATAAGGATGGGAAGATACTCAACGAACCCGATCACACATGGTCACACTCAATGGACGCTGTAAGGTATGGGATGGAGAGCCTTAGACCACATGAGGACGAGGGGTTTGAAATGGTTCCTGATGATACGAAGCAATTTATCAACGGATACTACTGATGCACAGTCTTGACCTGAGAGAATCCAACATCCCGGCCCACCTTGACATCGAGGAGGACATTCAAAGTAGAAAGAACGGACAGATAACATTTTCATTAAGAATTAACGCAGGAAACATAAGTGACTACAACAACACAGAATACGTCAACGCAAAGCAAGAATACTTCGGCCTTAAACCATCTGCTGAGTTTGAACTTACCGTTCCACTTCATAGTGGAGAACGAGGTAAGGAGGACTCCGTTCGGGACGATAACGTTTAACTTTATGGTAAAGAATGGTCGGGTGGTGCTTGATACGCTGAACATTGTGAAGAACCGCAGAAGAAGATACGTTACTACTAAACAGACGTGATATATTGACCTCGCTAATAACGCCAGTGTTGGCGTACATAAGGCACTCCCGATTAGGGGGGTGTCTTTTTTTGTAACAAATGTCAAACCTAAGTTCCGAAATAATCTCCCAAAAACAAGATTCTTTTAACAATCAGAAAACCAAGAGGGAACTCTGGGATAAGCTCGAAAAGGTATTTCATGGTGAATTGGGTGACTCCATAAGCACACAGACCAAGAGTCAGGTCAACGACCCCCGACTGGCCTCCTTACTCATTGAACGCTCGTACAGAGTCATGTCTCAGCTAGGGACCGGGAAAGTCTTAGGAATTGGAAAGAATGACATGGGTGACGCTAAGTTGAAGAACCTTTTACTTGACAAGTACGTTGTGCCCAATGCTAATTCACAATTCGACCTCTTAACCAAGTTCAGGATGGTGGATCTCTACTCAGGACTCTATGGCTCATTCGATGCTTTGGTAGATTGGGTAGTCAAGAAGAACGGGTATACAGGTCCCGATATGTGGCTTCTCAACAAAAGAGACGTGTTCAATCAGGTGGGAGCAGTCTCTATCAACGACTCAGATCAAATAATCATCAGAACATGGAGGTCAAAGTCCTTCTTCGAGTCCTTAAAAGGAGACAAAAGCTACAAGAACATAAACAAGATTATCGAATTACTCGAAAAGAAGAAAGGATCTAAGCAATCAAGAGACACGGACAGTATCTCCAAGAGAGAAGAAAACCAATACTCAAACGATGCCCCGGATGGATTCTTTGAAGTCCTGACTCGTTATGAGAAAGACAGATGGGTGGATATATGTGCAGACGTAGATGAAGTATTCAGAGATCAGAAGAACCCACAGGATAACGATGAATTACCGGTAGTCAGGAAGTACGCCATTCCCTTGATTGACGACCCCGATGGTTTAGGTGACGCAGAGAGAGGATCTTCAATGCAGATGGTTCAGAACAGTATTTGGAATCTAATGTTAGACGGAGCCAAGATCGCCATGAAGCCTCCAATGCTCATCAACAAGGACAACATCGCTCAGATGAGTTCACTTCAATACATTCCTGCTGCTAAGTGGTTCGTAAGAGGACAGATAAACAATGCCGCTCAACCTATTCAGGTCAATCCTCAGAACATGAGCACGTTCAACAACGTCTCAATGGCAGCTAACGCTTCACTCCTAAACGTCTTTGGAACATCAGATACGACCATCTCAGCCAGACAGGACGCAGGGTTCGGTAAGACTCCTCAGGCTTTGGAGATGCAACAGGCCAGAGAGAACACCAGAGACAATGCAGACCGCTTCTACATGGAGCAGTTTGTAGGTCAGGTAATGAAGAAGATGGTCAACCTCTTGGGTAAGAAGCAGTCCTCATCCATCTCAGTCCGTATGTTCCCCGAAGAACTTGAGAAGATCGCCAGAGAATACCCGGAGATCAAAGAGAACTACGACGAAACCAAAGGTCAGCTCTCCATTCCTAAGGGTAAGAAGTCCATGCTCTATGACTACGAGATCGTTTCGGGCTCTACTTACGCTTTAGACCAAAAGGCACAGGGGGAGAACCTCGCAAGACTGTTCGAGATATGGAACTCCTCCAACACTCCTAATGGAAACATGCTTGAGGTCGCTCTTAAGCAGTCAGGCTACAAATTCAACTTCGGAGAGCTCTTTAAGAGACTGGTAGTGAACACCGGGACACAGGATTGGGACAAGATCCTCGAAGAAATGACCGAAGAAGAACAATCGGAGGGAATTTTAGAGAACGACGCTATGCAACTTCAACAAATGATGCAGCAAATGGCACAAGAGGGAATGAACCAAGTGCCTCCAATGCCTGATCAAGGGATGGGGCCGGGAATGGGTCAACAATTACCGCCTGAAATGGGAGGACAACCAATGATGTAATGGACAAAACAGCTATAAAACCAGACTTTT